CGGATGTACTGCATGGCCGGTTCATTGGCCGTGTTGAACGTGTCAGCCGTTGCACCGGGGATTTGGGCGATGCCAACCGCCGCCCCGTTCTGCAAGGTCTTGGCGATGAAGTCGTCGGTGATGTTCGTGAAGTCCTGCATCTGCTTGATGGTCGGCGGGTCCACGCCTGCGGTGTCATTCACCATCGACGGAATGACGGTCATATACCACGTGTTCATCTTGTTCGCAAACTCGTTGAAGATTCGGACCGTGGACTTGGGGACGTTCGCGTCTTCGTCCCATTCGCCCATCGCCTTCAGTTCGATGCCGTCCCGTCCGTGACCATCCGTTCGAACGTCCGCTGATCCATGATCGCCACCAACCGCTGCGGTGTCATTGGCAGACTTGAGAACCGCACTCCCTCCCTTGCCGCAAGATACGCATTCGCACGCTCCAACTGACGAGCCAACGGACTTTCCGCCGGACGGGCTCGGATCGGTGTCATCATCGCTTTCAACCTGATCGACGATCTTCTCAGCCCACGTACGCCCCGGATCGCCTCCCCACAACGCCCACGCGATGCGACCTGCAGACGGGTAGCCGTCCTGATCCGGCGACCAGCCCTGCCCCTGCTTGTCCACTTCATGCCGTGCGAAGTACGATGCCATGCGGTACACGGTGTCCAGCGACAGGCCGCGTTTGTTCGTGATGTCACGGGCACGGGCTACGCCAATCTCGGTACCGCCGCGTCCAAACTCCTGCCGCCAATCGAGCCCCCGCTGGGCTTCCTCGGCCATGCTGTCAGTGGGGGTGTATGAGTCGGCCTTGGTCGTGACGGACTTGATTACGGTGTCGTCTGTGTTTCCTTCGGCATCGTCTTCCTCGTCGGTTGAGTCTTCTTCCGTGTCGTCTTCCATCTCCGCTTCGGCAGCAGGCGACACCTTCGCCGGCACGCTGAACGGGTCGAACATCGGGGCCGGTGCCTCGGTCTGGCGGAACCGCAGCACGTTCATTTCATCCGGCAACGCTTCGAGGTCGAGAATGTGCCGGTACTCATTCGGGTAGATGATGCCCTGCATCTCAGCCGCCCGCAGTTCCGCCGCGAGCAGTACCACATCGTCCCGCACGGGGTTGTCGTAGCTGAACCACATCTCGCCGGGTTCGATGCCGAACAGCGGCAGCAGGCCCTCGGTCAACTCGCTCGCCATTGTTGCCAGACGGGGGGCGATGCTCAGTTTGGCGAACATCGAATCGGCAACGGTCGCACTTGCTAGGTTCGCAGAGTTCAGGCGATAGATCGGCTCGGGGATTCCCGCCGCGTCGTAGATGCGTTTCTGTGTCGCCTCCATGCCCTGAATGTACTGCATCTCATGGGGCTTGGTGGCGTACTGAACCAGTTCCGTGTCACGCAACAGCAGGAAGTTCCCCGCCTTGCCCACGCCGCGAATCTGGTTCTCCAGTGCCGACCGCATCTGCATCATCTGGGTATTGTCGTTCTGTGCCCCGGCCTTGAAGACCATGCCGGGATGCCCGCCGTTGTTCCAGCGTGCGACTTCAGCGGTCAGTGCCGCCGCTTCCATGTCGGCTTCTGCTGTCACGCTCTGGAGCCACGACAACGCACCCACCGGGTCAAACGGATCGGGCATGGACCGGATGTACACCACATCGTCGGTCGATGCGTGGAACATGTCGCTGCGGTTACGGGCGTAGATGAACTCTGAGATGAGCCCGGTACGCGACTTGACTGGCCATGTGTATGCACTCGGCAGCAAGTACAGCGATGTGGGGATGCCGCCCACGCGGTCACCCGCCCAGATGTACGAACGCCCGCACGCTTCACGCTGCCACCAGAGGAGCTTCATCCACAACTGGCCGCAATACACCGGGTCCGGGTTCTGGAGAACGGACAGGATCGGGCTATCCAGCACTTCTTCAATGCCGTCGTTGGCCTTGCTGGCGTAGTTAGCTCCCTTGCACGCGGTCGGGCGTACGTCGCCGTCGCCACGAAGGTACTTCAACGTCTTGCGGTCGGTGACAGCTCGAGTGGCGTACCGCTTGGCACCACGTGCCGCACGGCGATACAGCCGAAGCGTCTGCGAGCTGCACACGTTCGCAAGGATGCCGCACGCATGGGCAGGCGTACCCAATCGAGCCCGTGCGACCAGTTCGTAGTCGCGGCCCGTGTTGTTGTTGTACCGTGAGCTTGCGTCCTCGCCGGGGTACACGGATGCGGACACCCACCCGGCATTGAGTGGGCGGTCGTCGTACGGCTCAACGGCCTTCACGCCACGCATTGCGGGTTGGCCTTGCTGCTTGATCGTGGGTTTCTTGGCCGTCATGCAAACATCCTGTGTTCGAGGTCGCGTCGGGCAAGTGTATCACGATCCATCGTGGGCACCTTAGCGGCAGGCTCCGGTTCTTTCGCAGATCCACCAGACCACGCCCCGTATCCCTTGTTCGGAGAGTCCAGCCACATCACCGCGTACCGCATCGCGTCCATGCCGTCGTCGCACTCCTTGACGGGCTCTTCCTTCTCGGCTTTCCCGTCGCGGCCTGGTGGGTATACGTAGCTGTCAAACTCGGCCAGCGTGCTAGTCGGCCGCTTGCGTTCGTACAGGTCGCCGTCTACTTCATGCGTACAACCAGCGAGGACGAATAGCCTCGGCTTGCCGTCACCCTGTACACGCAGACGAGCGTGGACCGCATCCCGGCCTGCCCCGTGGTTCTTCTCGGCGAGAACGCTTTGGATTCCGGCCTTGGCGAGGATGCCGCGTACGTCAGGGTCGTGGTCGGTAACGGTCGCGTCATAGCGTTCCCCCTTCGACAGTTCGTTGATCTGGCTGGCGTGTTCGTCGGTCGTGCGTTTAGCCCGGTAGACCTCACGGTACAGGTACATCCGCCCGTCCCCGTCGATAGCCCACCATTGGCACACGAACGGATGCACGAACCCGAAGTCCATGCTGCGGATCTTCCGCCACGATTCCCAACCCTCGGGCATGCGGTCCAGCACGTGTACCGCCGCGTCAAACTCGGGGTAGACCAGACCCTCGGACGCGGCCCATTTGCCATCGAGCAGGCGGGCTCGGCGGTGGCCGGTCAGGCTTCCAAGCGAGGCGAGATACCGCTGCCCCTCTGGTGTCCACGCGGTGCCGTTCCATAGGCGTGGATTGTCCTTGTGGGTGCTTGGGAACACGGCCATAGCCCCACGATCAGCCCGGCGTTTCAGCCAGTGGGACGGGGCGGCAGGGTTGCAGTCCGCGATGAGCTGGTGATAAGGCCCCTTGCCGTTGCGTAGGCGGGTCGTCAGTTTCTCTAGATCGTCCTCGCTCAGTTCGGTGGCTTCGAATACCGCGATGATGTCGTATTCGGTACTCATGATGCGGTCGGCGTTGTCCATGCCGCCCACCACCAGCGTACTGCCGTTGCTGTACTCGTAGGCCGAACGGGTACGGCGTAGGTTGGTGCCGACCGTCACGCCAGCGAGTGCCACGTGCGATTCGTACGTGACCAGCACGGATTCCGTCATGCTTGCCCGCGTCTTGCGGACGATCAGACCACGGGTGCCGGGGTACTTCAGCAGGAACAGGTGCAGTTTCTCCAGCACACCACGGGTCTTGCCGGTATTGTGATGCCACACCCCTTCAGCCAGATAGTGATGTTCGCCTGGCACGTGCAGGTCATAGTAAAAATCGCTGCGAACGTAGCGGATTTCCTGTACCTTTCCCGTCGATACCATACCATTATCGCATGAAGAAAATACCAGCATGCGTTCAGAATCACGATCTAGTTCGTCAGTGGTGCAGCGAAGGGAAATCGCTGTCTGAACTTGCCCGTTTGATTCACACAAACACGACTCGAATCCGCCAGTACGCGGCGAAACACAACTTTCATGTTGTTCGGTTCCGTCAATCTGGACAGAACAATCCGTCATGGCGTGGTGGACGCATGGTTGACAAGGATGGATATGTCCTGATTCACTGCCCAGACCATCCACAGGCGAACCGCCACGGCTACGCCAGAGAACACCGTCTGGTGATGGAGAAGCATCTGGGTCGATACCTGCAGCCAGAAGAAGTTGTTCATCACATCGACGGAAACCGGGCAAACAACGCCATTGAGAACCTGCAGGTTTTTGCGTGCAATGCGGATCACCTTCGCCACGAACTGACTGGGAAATGTCCAAAGTGGACGGAGGCTGGACGCGAGAACATACTGAAAGCGTGCAGGAACCAGACTTGGCAGCGTGGGCAACGCAATCCCATGTCTGCATCCAGCATTGCTGCGAGAAAACAACGTGGTCTGCAGTCGCCACAAACCGATGCCCAGACTCCATCGTGATTGCGTACAAGCACCCGTAGTCCTTGACGAACGGGCGTTCGCACCGAACAGGACCACCTGCAGTTGTTACCAGCATGGTTTCGCCGCTGGCGTACAGACGTTCCACAGGAACCCACTCGCCTGTATCAGCATTGTGGATGCGTGTTTCTCCGCCAATGCATCCTGCCCCGCCAGGTATCAGCACCTCCGGGGCACGCGACAGCCACACCTCACGCACGGCCCCGTACGGGTTGTAGGCTGCGGGCTTGTCCTTGGGTGTCGCCATGCGTCATACCGCGTCGATTGGGGCCTCACGCCCGTACAACTGCACCGCCTGCGTCGCCTTCCCGGAGTCGATGCGTTCCAGTTCGTGTTCCTTGATCGCAAGATCCTGGTCCTGTGCGTCCATCGACCGCAGAACGCTCGCGGCCTTGATCGCGTCCCCGTCATCCGGCGACTGGTCAACGATGGTGACGAGCCGACCGACAATGCGGGGCTTGGCGGAATCCGGCACGTTCCACCCGTTGCGGATCGCCCGGCGTACCAGTTTCGCATCCTGAGCCGCGTGACCAGGATCGGCCAACAGGCCGGAATCTTGCCCCTGACCCCCGGAAACTGTAGGAACTACGTCTGTAGTCGGCGGTTCCGCTTGAAAATCCGATTTTGCCTGCGTACAAGAAGCCCATTCTTGTGCGGCATGTGGAGCCTGTTGCTTGGGGCCTGCGTCCGCGTCGGCCTCCAGATCGTCGCTAGACCAGTGGTCGAGCGGTTGGGTGTTGTTCGTGTCACTCTCGCTCATGGGATACCCTCGATGCAAGCCGTGTACTGCCCCCGCGATGATGCCTCGCAAACCGCCCGTTGGATGCTGGTTGCGTCCGGGTGTTGAACCGCACACTCATGCAGCCTGACCAGATGGGCGGACCAGCATGTAACGCCCGTGTTGACGGGCAACTGCCAACGATACCACTTGGCAGGCGTGACGAGTGTGATAAGTAACGCTATTACCGTCACTTGCGAGGCTCCTGCGTCAGCCGCTCCAAAAGACCCTCGATACGTCCGAGTTTGCTGGACAGGGCGACGAGTGCCCCCTGAAGTTCGGCCTTGACGGCGTTTGACTGGTCGAGAGCCTTGGCTGCGTCCCTGGCCGCGTCTTTCGCCTCGCGTGTCGCGTCCGCGATTGACCCCTGCATGTTCGTGACGTAGATCGCCCCGGTTATGGCCGTTCCCACGATCAGGGAAATGACCTTCCACCACTCGCCTGCGGACATGCGGGCCGTGATGGGGTCTGACGGGGTGATGTGGTGGCCGGTGTCGAGCGTACTCATGCAGTCCCCTTGATCTTGTCCACGATGCGGCGGGTGGTCTTGCTGGTCTGGATGCGGTTGGCGATAGTCTTGAAGTCCGGGGCGAACCCCTTGACTGCTTCAACGGTAGCGACGATCTGAGTCGATGCCTTGCGTTCCGCGATGATGCACCACGCGGCGTAGGCACCGGCCACCAGAAGCCCGCAAATGGCTACGTACGCCCGGTACTGGATGATCCACATGCCAGCGGCACACGCGGCGAAGATCCCGAGGCCGGTTACCACCCCTTGCCATGAGCGAAGCCAGATGCCAGACACGACAGCCAGGGCGAGTCCCGCGATGCTGGACCCGATGAGGATGGTGTTGAGCAGTCCGTTGGCTTTGTCCTCGAGCTGGGCGATGCGGGCGTTAGCCGCTGCAAGGTCCTTCGCCATGCCGCTGGCGAGTTTGGCTTCAGCTGCGAGTGAGTCACGCATCTGGCGGAGTTGTGCTTCGACGGCCCGCAGCCGGTCCACCCCCGCCGCAATCTGGCTGGTCTGGGGTGCGACTTCCGGCACCGCCGCCTGAATCTCCGCGTTTGCCTCCCCAATGCTGTTTGCGGCCTCCCTGACGACCGTAGCGGCCTGCCCGGTGGTTTCGGCGGCTTGGGGTAGGCTGGACGGTGCGGCGTGCCGTAGCGGGTTTGACCGGCACCCGCTGCCAATGAAAGCGGCGGCACAGCACAAGGCCAATGCCGCCGCTACGTACTGTGTGTTGCCCTTGTGCTTCATACACAAGTATACCGACCGTGGCCCTAGCGTGTCAGGTGGTCACGCCATGCCGTCGATCTGCACTTCGGCCCCGGTTGTCGAGTTGAACCAGTAGAACGCCCAGTAGTCTCCGCACACCTCTACCCCGTCGTCCGGTTTGGCCCCAAGCATTTCCGCAACTTCTGCGACCACCGATCCAGTGCAAAGTCCAATGCTCAGAGATCCTTTGGACTCGCCCACCCAATGAATGTACGCCAATGCGTCCTCGCACATGGAGTTCACAAAGTCCACGATGCGGGAGTCAAAGTCCTCGTCCCACACAATGACGATGCCGCGATGAACCGAAATCGCTTGCGGAACACTTGTGCGGTTCGGATAGTTCAGCCGCAGAATATGCACCGATGACTTCTGCGTCACAAACTCTGACAGCATGCCGTCGATCTTGACAGATTCACGCTTTGCCATCACGCACCCCCTTGTACGCCAAGGTCGATCACGGTGAAGCCGGGAACCTCGTAGGCTG